GCCGATCGTTTTCTTGATCTGCTGCAGAGTTGAAAGCGGATAACGTTCAGGATGCAGAGCTTCCCCAGCCTTGCGATGTAATTCGTCATGCTCGGCGATCGCCGGATAATTTACGATCCGAAACGTGTCGCCTTCTCCCATTCTTTGGATCAATCGACCAATCAGATCATCGGTATGCCAACGGGTAGCCATTACGATGACTCCGCCTCCGGGAGACAGTCGAGTGTATGCAGTCGATGTGTACCAATCCCAAATGGAGTCCCGGATCGTTTTAGAGCCAGCTTGGGCACGGTCTTTAATCGGGTCATCGATAATCAGAATATCCGCACCCTGACCTGTGATGCCTCCACCCACACCGCACGAACGATAGGCGCCGGCATGACCAACAATCTCGAATAGGTCAGAGGTTCTTATATACGATCCCCGGGAGTCCGTACGCACTCTCAAATTGTTGAGCTTTGTTTTGGGAAACAGCTCAAAGTATTTCTCATCATCTATTACGCGCTGAACATCTCTGTTGAAGCGCTGGGACAGATCTGAAGAATACGAAGTCGCGATGATCTGAAGATCAGGATTTCTCCCCAGAGCAAAAGCCGGAAAGCGCCTAGAAACAAGCTCACTCTTCCCGGATCTCGGAGGCATCGTGATAATTAGCCGAGGAGACTTTTTGTCCGCCACGTCCTGCAGGAACCTGTCCAGCTCATCACAAATTTCTTTGTGTACCCAGCCGAGCAAGTAGTCTGGTTTTGTGTGCAGTGTGAAGTAAGACAAGCCCTTTCGGGCCTTAGCTAGTCTGATCTCCTGTATCGTTGGAAGCCGCATTCACAATACCCTCCAGCGCGTCTAACTGTTCCAAGGTGAGCTTGCTTAGATCCAGCTGGTTAACCTTATCGACCTTGACCGGTTCACCGTCTTTTCCAGTGATCTCCTTCCTGTCAGTCTCTTTCCACCCACAGCGGCTTTTCATGTAAAAAATAGTCGCTGCCGGATTTCCCTCTCGAATGAGAGCCATCAACTTTCCGCCAACAAAGGCGTTGGCCTTAGCCTTTCCCTTTTTTATAGCGGTCGCAAAATTCGCAAAATCTTTTTTTCGATTCTGTAAGGTTCGATAACTAATTCCGAGCGCGAGAGCGATCTCTTCCTCGTTATCACAAACCTGAGCCAGTTGTTCAACCTTCTCTAGGTCAATCTGAATGCGTGGACGAGTCCGCTTCTTTTGAACTTTTTCTTCCATGCCTTCAACCTGCCTGTAGTTAACTGGTCATATCGATGATCTTCTGAATTAAATCCTCGGATCCGAAACTTTTAACGAAATCCTGAACCTGATCTTTGTACTCGATCGGAATTGAGAGCGTCAGATTAAAGCTGTCTGCCTCGGGCTCCTCTTTTTCCGGTTCTTCCACTTCTTCAGTTGCTTCTGTAGTTCCACACAACAAAGCATTCAACTCTTCGTCTGAGAAACCAGTGACCGTCGCTAAATCTGTATCCTGCAATTCCTGCAGCTCAATTCTCAAGAGATCAATATCCCAACCAGAATTAAGAGCAATTCGGTTGTCTGCAAGGATGAAAGCCTTCTTCTGAGCCTCAGACAATCCGGTTAATTCAATTGTCGGTATTACCTTCAGCCCGAGTTTCTTAGCCGCCTTCAAGCGTCCATGTCCGGCAATCACTCCGCCCTGATCATCAACCAAGATAGGATTGTTGAACCCAAATTCCTTGATCGAACTGGCGATTTGATTCACCTGTTCTTCAGAATGCGTCCGGGCATTGTTTGCATACGGAATCAAGTCATTAACCGGCCTGTAGAGAATTTTGAGTTCAGATTCTTTCATAGCTTTAAAAAGGTGCGCCCAGCATTTTCAGCCGAGCGCACTCCAACCAACCCCAAGGAGATAGTTTGTTAAGGCGGTTTTCTCCGCCATTCTCGTCAGGAGAATTAGAAATCCAGCGGAGTGAGCATCTTCTCGTTGAGAATCTAGGCTTGCTGGATGTTGTAAATGGCTCGGTGCTTAAGCCCACCGAGAGGCTGGCGGTTGTCGATAATCATTGAGGTCAATGAAACCGCTGAGATGTTGGCCGTCCGCCTGTTCTTTAATAATTCGATTTTGGAGTACGGGAGGACAATCGAAGATTGAGCGAACGGCCGAAAAACAAAAAGCCCCAAAATCGGGGCTCTCATGTAATCGATCGGCTTAGTCATTGCATCCTCTTTTCTTTGGACACACGGGCTCCTCCGCAAGGAACCCGTTCAGATTAAGCCTATCGGCGCCTGAGTATCACAGGCTTGAAATTGTCTTATTGACAATACCACACCGAGACACCCATTGCAATAAATGCTATTTCTTAGCTGGTGCTTGCACTTCCTTTAATTCTCTATCCGGGAATCTCGTAACACTAACCACGCCCCTCCGGAGCAATGAGGCAGAGGCAACGTCACTCAATGTCATATACGCGGCCAACCCAGAATTAAACTTGGCATTCTTCACGTTATGCACTGGAATGGTTTCTTTTCCATCACTCAAGAAGAGACTTATGTAATCGATTCCGAGGGCCTGATTTGTATCGTTCTTAAAAACTAACCGTACTTTCACATCCTTCGGACCATAAATCGTGGCTGATCGCGATAACTCATCAATCTTGGTTTTTATGTCTTTTCCAATAAAAACATTCATAAACTGATTGTTTTGAGAGGAACCGACGCAAATCTCATTGGCATTGCAATCTTTC